ACGAGTTTGCGGACGTCACCGATCGCGAGGCGGACAGGTTTGCTCGGGGGGCCGCCCATGCAGTTGGAACCGAGGTTGTCCGTGAACTCCATCGCGTTGGGGGTTCCCGGTGGGCAACGCATGATGCCGAGGTCGTCGACGACGACCAGTCCCCGGCGCAACCCCTGCGATGCCCCCGTGGTCATCCGGCGGGGTTTCACGTCGGACAGACGGCGCAGTTTCTTGACGTCGACCCCGAGCCGCCGGGACAGCCGCTCGGCACCCCTCTCGGCCACGAGCATGCGTGCGGCGACCTTCGCGTCCCACGGCGACGCGGGGACCTGCAGTTCGGGGGCCGGCCTTGTCGGGTTGGGGGTTATGTCGATGGTGACGGCTGTGGGGGCGAACCCCCGGAGGGAGTTGACGCGTGCGGTTGCGTCCACGGTCGGTCGGTTCCCGTCGTGGGGGGCCGTCAGATGATTCCGCTGTCGCGGAGTTCTGCCTCGGCGGCGAGTACCTCGAACTCCATCAGGGAGGCGACGATGTCGGGGTCGTCGGACTTGACGTCCGACGGCTGTGCCGCACCGGTCTCGTACTCCCATTGGTCGATGCCGAGCACCTTGCCGTCCATGCCGACGAACACGTCGTACGAGTAGCCGTCGCTGCCGTCGACCTCGACACGGTACGACGGCTTGCCGTCCACCAGTTGGACGCCGATCTCCAACGCCTTGCCCTCGATGTGGCCGAGGGCGGCGATGATGGCCTCGTCGCCACCGACGATGGTGTCGCTGTAACCGACGGCGTCCTCGGGGAGCGGGTGCCAGCCCTCCGACTCGCCCCGCCCGTCGAAGTACGCCTCGATGAGCTTGCCGTCCTTGCGGCGGACGTCGACGACGAACGTGTCGTACTGGCTGGAGTAGCCGGAGTCGAGCGCCTTGCCGCCGAACATGTCCTCGGCCATGCCCTCGATGGCGAGCAGGTCGGGCATGCCCTGAACCGGGAAGCAGCCACCGGTGCAGCCCTCGCAGGGCTCGTTGCCGGCGTCGAGCATCTTGCGGTTGATGCCGCACATGAACACGCCCTCGTCGCCGGTGGCGTCCTTGATGCCCATGCCGCCCATACGCATGCGGCGGAACTTCTTGATCCGGGCCTGCCGTTCGAGTTCGTCCTCGGTGTTCTCCGCTTCTTCCTCGGGGGCGCCGTCCTCGTCCATCAGGTCCGAGGTCTTCGGCCGGGGCGGGTTGACGGCCGAGGGACGGCGCGACGCGGCTTGGTCCTCGTCGTACACCTCCTCGTCCATCTCGCGTTCCATCCCCACGCCGTAGTCGGCGTCCTCGGCGTCCTCAGCGTCCTCGGCGACCGCCGTGGCCCGCTTGCGAGGGTCGGCGACGACGGGCGAACCGGCCTTGGTCAGCACGGCCATCGCCCCGCAGGCACCGCAGACCTTGTCGCCGGGTTTCCACCCGCACTCGGCGGGCTTCAGACCCTTGGCGCACTTGATGATGTCGCCGTCGGCGTTGACCCGAAGGACCGCCTTGCTGTTGATTCCACTCACGGTGTGACTCCTCCGGTGACGGGGGTAGGGGTAATGGTGTTGCTCGGTCGCTGACCGACATTACCGTTCTGTGTTGACTTGCTAGGGCACGGTGTCATGCCCAACCCTCCGGCAGCATCGCCGTGGCCTTGAGTGCCCGTGCCCGTTTCACGATGTGCGCCTTCGCCGCCGGCTTGTCCTTGGCCCTGCCGTACGCCTTGATGGCGTTGTCGAGGTCACCCTTGTCGCGGATCGGGAACGAGCCGTCGGGCAGTGCCCAGCCCTTGCCGGCGTACGAGTCCCTCGTCGTCGTCGAGTAGTCGCGCTTGGTCTCCGCCTCCAACGCCGCCGTGGCGGTGGTGAGGGCGTCGCGTGCCTGTTCGGTGACCGAGGCGAGGTCGTACGAGACACCCTTGCCGTCGATCGTGTGGGGGATGTCGTGGTGTCGCACGACGGGCAGGAGCGACTTGTGGGTGCCGAGCCCGACCCTGAGCGCCGACTTGGCCCCCCTGCCGGACAGACGGTTGAACCGCTCGAGGAGCGCCATGTACACGGTCGGGGACAGACGGTCCTTGAGGGCGTAGATCATGTCGGGGTCGTCGGCGGCGATGGCCTCCCTGACACGCATGCTGATGGCCGACTGCGTGGACGTGACCGTGTCGGCGAACCCGGTCAGGTCGAACGCCTCGAGGGCGTCGGAACGCGAGATCTCGTAGCGGCTGCCGTCGCCGGGGCCGGTCCGGATGTTCTCCGACGAGAGCGTGTCCTCGTTGTCCCCACCGAGCGGTAGCGGTTTGCCGTCCCTGCCGAACAACCACAGCACGTTGACGTCGTTCGCCCTGTCCCCCTCGGCCGGGTCGTCGGCCGACAGGACCGCACCGACGCGACCCGTCTCGGCGTCGTGGATGATCTCGTTGCCGGTGACCGCTTCCGGGTCGACGAACTTGCCGGACACCCCGAACGAGTCTTGGGGGTCGTTGCCGGGGTTGAGTTGGAGTTCGTCGGTGAGCAGGCCGCCCTCGGTGAGGTCGTTGGAGCCGACGAGCTTGGACAGTTCCTCCCATCCGTCGGCCACGTTCTTGTCGTAGTTCTGCGATTCCTTGAGCAGTGCCTTCGCCGCTGCGGAGTCGTCCGGTTGCTTCTTCGGGGCGATGCTGTCGCTGAACTTCTTGTCGGCACCCTTCGCGAGGTCGACGGTCCGTCGGTCACCCTTGATGACCTTCAGCTGGTCCTCCCCCATGTCGGCCGGGTCGGTGACGGCCCGACGGTGCTTGGTGTCGCCGAACTCGTCGGGGGCTACCGGGACACCGCGCACGTGGGTGAGCTCGACGTCAAAACCGGCGTCCTCGTTCATGTTCTGGTCGCTGTCGTTCAGTTCGGGGAGGGCAATCCCCGACACGACGCCACGGGAGCCGTCCCTGAACACGACGACGTCACCCTTCGACAGGCTCTCGAGATTGGTGTCGGCCCAGTCCGAACCGTCGGCGACGACCTTGCTGTCGCCGCGTCGCACGATGCCGGACACGGTTGCGGCGGGACCGTCGCCGTCGGGGTAGGCGATGCGGTGGAGACCTGAGTCGAACAGGTCGGCGTGCTCGCCGCCGGTCAGGTCGCCCGACATGGAGCGGGAGATGATAGGTGTCCAGAACTTGACCTCCCCCTCACCGTTGGGGCGGTCGTTGTTGCCGAGGATCGACCTGACGGCGTCACCCATCCCCATCCCTCCGTCGTCGAGGCTCATCGCCGCTTCGGCATCGCTGACGAGTTTCCGGGCGGTATCGGCGGCCCGTGCGGCCGCCGGTCGCTCGAACGGGGTGTGGTCCTGCACGATGCCGTCGTTGTCGCCGTCGAAGGCGTCGGGTTCGTACGCCGCCGCGATCTGGCGTGCCCGGCCGATGGCCCGACGGCCGCCTCCCCCTCCACGGTTCCCGCCGATCATGCGGCGGAGGAAGCCCTTGGCGTCGTAGCCGAACGCACCCAAGGCGTTGGAGAGCGCCTCGGCGGCGGCAGCGGTCATGTTGTCCGACTTGAACCCGATGACGCCGGGTTCCACGACAATCGCTAGGTCGTGGTGGGCGACGACGGGGGCGATGCCGGAGGCGAGCCCGTGGGGGTCGTCGGAGGCGAGGTAGGTGACGGTGGCCGACTTGACGGTGATCTCGCCCTCGTCGATGACGGACTTGATGAGTTGGACGGCGTCCTGCAGTTTGGTGCGGTTCCGTGTGGACAGGGTGCGTCCGGCCTTCCCGGCGAGGTCCCCGTGGGGTTCGGCCTTGCCTCCGCAACCTCCCCCGCACCCGCAGCCCTGCTTGCCCATGGGTACGAGGGCAACGTGCTCGTGCCAGTCGTCCTCGTCGTGCTCCTGTCCTTCGTGGACCCAGTTGTCGTCGTCGGCGAGGTAGTCCATGAACTCGGGTTCCTGCCGGGCGAAACGGCGCAGTGCCTCACCGAACTCGAGCATGAGTTCCTCGTCGGCTTCGTGCTCCTCGTCCTCGTACTCCTCGTGGTCCTCGTAGTCCTCGTCCCACGGCAGCCCTTCCTGTCCTGCCCAGTAGTCGTAGTCGGTCATCCCGTCGGCCGACTTGCCGAGTCGGCGGAGGCGGTTGTCGAACTCGGAGTCGGAGAACAGCGAACCGTTCACGACGCGCTTGAGCTTGCGGCGGCAGTTCTTCATCCCCGGGTGGTGACAGCCCTCGTTGGGCCACAGACCTGTCGTCTCGTGGTGGAGCCATGCGCACAGGTTCTCGAGCGGGTACAACTCGGGGTGGTCGGCGAGGATCACACGGCAGCGGCGGAACCCGCCGGGCTTGCGCATGATCGGCCGCCAGTAGCGGAGCAGCTTCTCGAGGTTGCCGCGCCGTGGGCCGTGCCCGTGGAGGACGTCGCCGGTGACGCGTTCCTGCGGCAGGACGTCGGGGACGAGGTTGGAGCCGGTGGGGATGCGGTCGCCGAGGGCGTCGGCGAGGTTCTGCAGCTTCTCCGCTCCGGGGGCGGCCTTCGACTCGGGGAGTCCCTCGACCGCCTGCAGGGCGTCGTGGCGGTGGACGGTGACGGTTTCCGTCTCGTCCCATCGTCCGTCGGCGAAGCGGTAGACGCGGACCTGCACGGCGGGTTCGTCGGCGGTCCCCCTCATCGAGGGGCCGACGGGTTTGGCCTTGACGACGCCTCCCTTTACGACTTTCAGCACCTTGCCGTACGCTGTCCCACCGGACGACGACCACCGCACGAACGCCCCCGGGGTGACCCCCGAGTCGTGCCCCTTGACGGACAACCCGTGGCGGTCGTCCTTCTCGCCCCGGTCGACGGCCTCGCGCACGATGTCCTTCATGTAGTCCTCGCCACGGGTGCCGACGGCGAGCCACTTGATCTGTGCGATGACACCGGGGAGCCGGAAGTCGCCCTTGTGGCGGGCGATCCACGCCTCGCGGAGCTTGAGGGCGTTCAGTTCGGCCTGCGTCGTCGCCCTGCCCTTGGCGGCGATCTGGGTGAGGATCCGCCACTGGTCGTTGCCCTTGATGTTGCCGCCCTTGGCCCAGATGTCGGGGTGCTCGTCCTTGAGCTTCTTGGCCCAAGCGATGTCGAAGGTGTCCCACTTGGAGTCGCGCAACGAGGTGATCTCGTCCTTCTCCTCGCCCTTGGCATCCTTGATGGAGATGGTCCCGGTGAGCTGGTTGGCACCGTGGAGGACGGGGCTGACCTCGTAGAGCTCGAGTTCCCGCAGCACGTTGGCCTGCGTGTTCGGGTCCCACACGGCGTCAAGGGTCTTGTAGCCGATCGACCACTCCTGTTCCTCGCCGAAGAACAGGACGTTGGAGAACGCTTCCCTGCCGCGTTCGCTGGCGAGGTTGAACTGGACCTTGGCGAACACGCCGCCGACACCGGCCTGCTTCATCTTGCCGGGCAGTCGGGGGTCGCGGGGGCCGACCTCGTAGATCTCAAGGACCTTGCCGATGGGTTGGTTCCAATCGTGGCCCCACACGACGCGGGGCTTGCGCTTGCGGAACGAGGTGTCGAACGCCCCGGGGACGATGATGTCCCCAACGCTGTCCTTGTTGCCGATGGCGGCGACGAAGCACTCGACGATGCCCTGCGCCTCGTCAACGGTCATCTGGCCGTTCATGGCCTTGAAGTGCAGGTTCTTCACTGGTTCCTCCGTGGTCACACTCGGTCACACCCTAAACCGGGGGTGTCACACCGTGGCGGAAGATTGCCGTCTATGCCGTGCCGTATTGCCGTCAAACACCGAACCGCAGGCGGCACCTGCAGCCGATGGTCAGCGACGGCGGTGCCAACGGGTCGCCGGGGAACCGGAGTACGGTCCCGTCGGCCTCGAACCCCTCGTCGAGGGGGACGGTCTTGCCGTGCAGCAGACGGTGCGAATCACGCACCTGAGCGTCCATGCGGGTCACCCACGTCTTGGACACCGGGATCCCCCCGGTCGGGCCGGCGGCATCGCCACCGGCCTCGACGGCACCGGCGGGACGTCCCCCTTGGGACGCCACTTGTTCGGCGGCGAGCCACACGCCGGCGTTGTACGCCGCCTGTGCCTCGTGTTCGGCGATGCGGCGGCGCCGTTTCGCCAACAGGTGGGCGAAGATCGCGACGATGGCGGCCTTGAGGAGCAGGTGGCCGTCCTCGTCGGACTCGTTCATCGCCAACGACGTCAGGATTGCTCCCGCCAGTTCTTCGCGTGTCGTCGAGTTCGCCTTCTCGAGCCGTTCCATCTGCTGGTCGATGTACGCCTGCACCTCGGGCGACGACGGGTCGGTCGGACGCCCGGTCGCCGACCCGGAGGTGGAGATGGCGTCCTTCACGATGGCGGACAGCAGGGGGGCGACATCCTCGCGGAGCTGCCTGTTCCACACCTGTGTGTCGAAGATCTGGTCGACGGTGAGCTCCTTCGCCGACAACGACCGACGCGCCTTGGCCCCGGTCGCCTTCTCGAGCACCACCCGCTGCTGGCGGTCGAACAGTCGCTCCAGCGAGGTGTCCATGATCTCGACCCACCGGTCGGCATCGGCCTCGGCCTTGGTGTCCCACGACGCGGGGAACCCGCTGCCGGGGGCCTGTTTCGTCCCGAAGGTGCCGACGTGGGCGGAGAGTTCGTACTCGGGGGTCGGTTCGCCGGGTGGGCGTTGGACGACCGACCCGTCGGCCATCTGGACCATGCCGTCCGGGACACCCCCCTCCGACGCCGGGGCCGGTGCCGGGAGTTTGCCCGGTTCGGGCGGCGGGGCGGCGGGCGGTACCCCGCCGTCGGGGCCGGGCGGCATCCCGGGTGCGCCGGGCATCCCGGGCGCGGCACCTTGGTCGAAGTCGAGCTTTCGTGCGGTGTTGCCGATGGGGGCGAGGTTCGGGTTGGCGAGCATCGAGTCGGCGAGGTCGGCCTCGACCTTCTTGCGGCCCGTGCCGTCGCGGTACTCGTTGGCGGTGAGCAGGCCGGCTTGGAACTCCTGCATGAGGTAGCGGTGTTTCTCCTGCTCCGCCGACATCAGCACCGGCACCTTCGAGGTGTCGAAGTCGAACCACAGTTCGTCGTGGAGCGGGTCGAAGCCCCGGCACAGCATGTGCAGGTGCTGGGGCATCGTCTCGAGCCAGAACACCCGTGTCTCCTCGAGGGCGTTGGAGAACGTGCGGCCGGCGGCGTTGCCGATCACCGACTCGGGCACGCCGAACGCCGACAGGATCTCCTCCTTGGTGATCTGGCGCATCTGGATGTAGGCGGCGTCGCGTGGGTTTGCGCCCGTGTCGACGAAGTCGACGCCCTCCTCCGAGGCGATGACCGAGATGCTGCCCGCCCGTTGGACGTTGCCGCGGAACCGCATCGCCAGTTCGGACTTGTCGTCGTCGTCCATCTCGCCGCGCACGACGAGCAGGCCGCCGGGGCGGCCGTCGTTGAGCAGGAACGACCGGTTGTAGAACTTCGCCAACACCTCGATCTCCACGGCGACCCCGGCGGACTCGAGCGGGGTCATCGACAGGTACGGGTCCAGCGGGTGGGGGTGCTTGAACCACAGCACGTCGGCCGGGTTGAGGAAGGTGCGTGGCTGGCCGGGCAGGTGGACTTGGAACGCTTTCACAAACTTCTTCGCGTCCGGCACCGGGGAGGTGTACTGCGGCGGGAGCAGGTTGAGGGCGATGACCTTGCCGCCCCGGCCGCGCAACACCTCGACGAACGCCCCACGGGTCGAGGTCAGGAGTTGCGCCGAGAGCCGGTAGCGGAACGCGAACGCGTCCTCACCCGGGTTCGCACGCAGGTTGAGCAGGTCGAGGATCTCGTCGTCGACGACAATCGCCCCGTCGGGCTTGTTCCCGTGCCGGCCGACCATCGGGAGGCGGGCTTGGTTGCCGGCGATGGCGTCAATGCACCGGTACACCCACGTGACCTTCTTGACACCCTCCTTGAACACCCGTTCGATGTCCCAGCCGTCGTAGTAGCCGCGTTCTTGGTTGGCGGCGTTGGTGGACACGGGTGCGCCGTACGGAATCGCCTTCTGCTCGGCGACGGTGACGGCCTTGTTGGAGGTGTTCCACGCCATTACTCGGCCCCCAGCAACCATCCGACGAGGAACATCCCGCCGCCGGCGGCGGCAATCCCCCACCCCGCCCCGAGTTCGATGCCGAGCCCGGCACCGACGGCCAGCGGGGCCGCACCGACGAACAGGTAGGCGACCATGGAGCGGGACAGGGGGACGGACGACACCCTCTCCCTGACGGTCACGTTCTGGTTGCGGTCGGAAGGGCGCGCAGGATGCACGGCACCACCTTACATCGTCTAAGGTATGCGGGTTAGATGGGACTGTACTAGGTCAGCGAGGGAGCATGGCAGAGAACTGGGACGAGGTCCTCAAGTGGTTGATGCCGAAGGAGCCGTCCTTCTGCCCCGAGACCCCGTCGCTCCCCCAGAAGGTGTTCCTGCGCACCAACGCCATGGAGGCGTTGTTCGGCGGGGCGGCCGGCGGCGGCAAGTCGTCCGCCCTGTTGATGGCCGCCCTGCAATACGTCGAAGTCCCCGGCTACTCGGCCCTGCTGTTCCGCCGTACCCTGCAGGACCTCACCCTCCCCGGTGCGCTGATGGACCGTTTCCAGTCGTGGATCTCCAACTACGACGACGTCCGGTGGAACGCCAACACCTACACGGCGACGTTCCCGTCGGGTGCACGCATCGGGTTCGGCTACCTCAACAACAAGGAGGACTACCTCCGCTACAAGGGTGTCGAGGTCCAGTTCGTCGGCATGGACGAGGTCACCGAGATCCGTGAGGCCGACTACCGCTACCTGTTCTCCCGTCTGCGCCGCCCGTCGTCCGGCCCGTTGGCGCAGGTGCCGTTGCGGATGCGGTGCGCATCCAACCCTGCCCCGAACTGGGTGCGGCAACGGTTCCTCGTCGAGGGGCCGTCCAAGAACAGGGTGTTCGTCCCCTCCAAGCTGACCGACAACCCCGGCGTGGACGCAGAGTCGTACCGACGGGCACTGCAGGAACTCCCGCCCGAGGAACGCAAACGGCTCGAGGAGGGCGACTGGTGGGTCACGTCGCTCGGCTCCATGTTCGACCGTTCGTCGTTCGTCATCGTCGACCCGTTCGACCTCCCCGAGTTCTCCTCGAAGACCGCCCGCATGGTGCGGTTCTGGGACCTCGCCGGTACCGAACCCTCGCCGTCCAACCCCGACCCCGACTGGAGCGTCGGGACGCTCGTCCTCTACGCCGACGGGATCGCGTGGGTCGTCGACGTCCGCCGGGCCCGTGTCAAGGGCGAGAAGGTGGAGCAACTCGTCGCCCAGACAGCAGCGGAGGACGGCCCCCTCGTGTCGATACGCATGGAGACCGAACCCGGCTCGGCCGGCAAGAACCTGATCGACCAGTACGCACGGTACGTCGTCCCCGGCTACGACTTCCAAGGTGTCCGCGCCACCGGTGACAAGGTGACCCGCGCCCGACCGTTCGCCGCCGCCGTCGCCAACGGCAACGTGCGCGTCGTCCGGTCGATGTGGCTCACCGACTGGCTCGACGAACTGTCCGCCTTCCCCGAGTCGTCCGCCCACGACGACCAAGTCGACTCCGTAGTCGGGGCGTTCACCCACGTCGCCGGCCTCGGCACCCCCATGCGGAGCCGGGCGAGCATCATCGTGTGAACCCGTTGTACTCCGTGTCCGGTCTTGCTACCCTTGCAGTGTGCCTGATGACGCTACCTACACGAAGTCCGTCCCGAACGACGACCCGACGCGGTGGACCACCACCGTTGACGGGGTGTTGCTCGAGATGTACGACGCCGCTAGGGCCGCCACCGGGGACACCGACCGTCTGAGCGACATCGTCGTGGTGCTCCACGGCCTGCTGGCGACGACGAAGGACACCTACAAGGAGGCGTGCGACCTGCTCGCATCCGCCATGGGCGACGAACCCGAGGTCGTCTCCCCCAGCGGTCCCGTCCTCGAGAAGAAGAACGGGACTCCACGCAAGACGTGGCGCCACACGGAGATCGGCCGGGACGTCGCCCACCGCCTCGTCGAGATGAACATCGACATGGACACCGGCGAGGTGCTGCTCGGCACCGAGGACCTGATGGTGGCGATGCTGGACTACGCCGCCCCCTCGTACTGGCGGGTCAAGCAGCTCTCCCAGCTCGGGCTGGTGGCCGACGACTACTGCGAGCAGGGCGAACCGACCACGAGCATCGTCGTCCGGTCCCGCTGACACATATCCCTAACAATGCCCCTAGGAGGCAACCATGAACAACATCTACGACCTGCTGGCCGAGCCGTTCCCGTCCGAGGTGGAACGCACACTCACCAAGTCGGGCACCCGGCTGACCTACATCCCCGTGTCGGAGGTCATCGCACGGCTCAACCGTGTCCTCGGCGTTGACGGGTGGTCGTCGGAGACCATCACCGTGCAACGCGACCACCTCGACCCCGACTGGGTCATCGCCCGCGTCCGGGTCACCGCACGGGTCGACGGCGTCACCGTCGTGCGCGACGGCGTCGGCGGCCAGCAGGTGAAGCGCAACAAGAAGGGCGAGATCGTCGACCTCGGCGACGAGTTCAAGGGCGCCGAGAGCGACGCCTTCAAGAAGGCTGCGCAGAAGTTCGGCATCGGCCTCTACCTCGCACGCACCGAGGAAGCCCTCTACGCGGAGCAGGAGCACTACACGGAGGACAAGCAGTCGCTCGCCCCGTCCGTCGTCGGCTGCGACCCCGACACGTGGAAGATGTTCGACGACCACATGAAGTCGATGGACCCCGGCGAGATCGCCGCACTCAAGGAGTGGTGGAACATCACCTACCCCGGGTTGGGCCGCCCGAACCCGGAGACCTGCACCACCGACGAGATCGCGTCGGCCGTCACCGAGATCGTCCGCATCCGGCTCGGGGCGGAACAGGTGGAAGGGTGACGACGACACCCGTCGCCATGCCGTCCCGGTTGTCGCCCTCCTCGGTGTCGACCTTCCTGCAGTGCCCGCTCAAGTTCAAGTACTCGCGCATCGACAAGATCCCCGAGCCGCCCTCGGAAGCCCAAGTGGTCGGCAACATGACCCACGACACGCTCGAGCACCTGTTCCACCTGCCCCCGGGTGAACGCGACCCGGTCGCCGCCCGGGGCATCATGGTCCGCCAGTGGCACGCCAAGTGGCAGAAGGTCGCCGAGGAGGACCTCAGGCTCTCCCCCCACGGCCAGCACATGCTGCGGTGGAACGCTTGGGTGTGCGTGGAGAACTACTTCGCCATCGAGGACCCGAACGGTGTCACACCGGCCGGCATAGAGGACGAGGTGTTCGCCGAGGTCGCCGGTGTCCCGATGCTCGGCTACATGGACCGTTGGCTCGTCGAGGACGACGGTGCCGTCATTCAGGACTACAAGACCGGCAAGGTCAGCCGGCCCCCGTACGACACCGAGAAAAAACTGCAGCTCTACATCTACACCGACCTAGTGCAGACCTTGAAGTCCGTCAAGGTGAAACGTGCTGAGTTGCTGTACCTCAAGGGCAAAGGCAAGCGGGTGTCCTACACTCCAACGGAGGACGACCTCTCAGCGATGAGGGACACCGTCCGTACAGTCTGGACCGATCTGGAAACGGCGTGCGCAACCGGGGTGTTCCCCACGAACAGGACCCGGCTCTGCGACTGGTGTTTCCACAAACCGACCTGCCCCGCATGGCAGAGGAGCAAGTGAACCGTGCTGACCAACGAAGCCTTCGCCCGGCTCGTCGCCGAGGACGTCAAGAACCGGGTGACCGACGAGCAGAAGCAGTACCTTCGGATGCCGGAGAACCTCGAACGCTGGCAACGCAACCTCGTCGCCCTCCTCGGCAACCTCGCCCAACAGCTCGACGAGCTCTCGGCGAGGGAACGGGAGGAAACCGACCGGTACCGTGCGCTCGGCGACGACGGGACGAGGCTTCTGGCGGAGGCGCAGGCCGACATCACGGAACGCAGGAAACGGATCAGCAGGTTCCGTTTCCACGTCGAGACACGGCTCGACGAAGCGACCCGTCTCGTCGCCGTCGGTGAATCCGCCCCCGGGGCAGAACTCTCCGTGTTCATGCGACGTGCGATCGAGAAGCACCGGGAACTGCTCGCCGTCGCCGACCTTGACCCCACCCCCATTGACAAGGCCCTGTGGGCCTCGCTGGCGGGGCACTGGCTGTTCGACGACATCGACCTTTCAGAGGTCTGATGGCGTCGAAGACCCCCGGCCGGACCAAGTTCGTCGGTGTCGCCACGAACGACTGGTCCCACACCGTCACCGCCCACACCGGCCAACCGTCGCTCGGCGGTGCCGGCTGGGTGAGGTTCGGCCAACTGGTCAACCGTTCCCGGAACCGGATCATCGTCGGCGGCCTCGTCGCCGGCCCCGAGGGACTCGGCATCGCCGGGTGGGACGGCCAGTTCTACTTCGGGTGCGACGTCATCTTCCTGCAGCGGCTCATGGACTCTTGGGTGACCGAGGCGGTGACCGAGGCGGTCGCCCTCGGCCAAGTGGTCGTCAACGACGTGGACGACTGGTTCTGGGGCATCCACCCGTCCAACGCTGCGGCGAAGGCGGTCGACCCCGGGCACAGCCCCGACTCCAACGTCGACCACTACCTAGCGACACTCCGGGCATCCACGGCGGTCACCGTCTCGACCCCGTGGCTGGCCGACAGGATGCGGGAATGGGACGTGCCGGCCGTCGTCGTCCAGAACAGGGTCGCCACCTCGGACTTCACCCCCCGGATGCACTCCGACGGGCCACCGACGATCGGCTGGACGGGTTCCACGGCGCACCGCTCCGACGACCTCGTCGTGCTTGCCGAGTTCGCCAACGAACTCCCCCCCGAATGGCGTTGGCACCACACCGGCGACCTCCACCCCGCCCACACCCTGTTCGCCGACGAGGTCGGCCTGCACCGCAGACGGGTGACCACGATGCCGTTGCTGCCACCGTGGCAGTACCCGTCGGGGCTGTGCTTCGACATCGGGGTGGTCCCGCTGTCGGACCACCCGTTCAACCGTGCCAAGTCGTTCATCAAGGGACTCGAGTACGCGGCCGCGGGCATCCCGTTCGTCGCCAGCTGCTCCCCCGAGTACCTGCGCCTGCGGGACGAGTTCGGGATCGGCCGTGTCGCCGTGTCGAAGGAACAGTGGCTCCGGCACATCCACGAACTCGCCGACCCCGACGTGCGGCAGGAGGAGGCGGTGCGGCAGTGGTCGCTCGTCCGCCACCACCTCGATGCCGCACGGCAGGCACGCGAACTCGACGACCTCGTCGACGGACTCCTCGGGTGAGGAAACGGTCGGCCAAGCAGGAAGCGCTCTACCGGGAGCGCCGACCGTTCGTCGAACGGGTCCTGTCCGGGCGCCCGTGGTGCGAGGCGTGCCCGGTGTTCGCCTCGCACGACGGCAAACGCGTCTACGCGCGGCGACCGTCGCAGGACGTGCACGAACTCGTCCGCCGGTCGCAGGGCGGTTCGATCCTCGACGAGGCGAACGTGCTGGCGGTGTGCAGGCCGTGCCACGAACGCATCGGGAAGCACCCCGCCTTGGCGTTCGACCTCGGACTGGCGCGCCACGGCTGGGAGGACGGTCAGAGGCCGTCGTCCTCGTAGTCGTCCGGGGCGACGGCCTTGGCCCTCGCGATCTTGTACATCGTGGCGACACCGAGTCCTGTGACCGAGTACGAACCGTCCGGGTGGGCATCGGCGAACCCGAGCTCGGTGAGCCTGCCCAGCGTGCGCCGGACGTCGCGGAAACGGGGACTCAGTTCCGTCAGGTCGGCCGGCCGCACACGCGTGCCGGCCATCTTGAGGTAGCAGAGGGCGATGTACGGGGTGCTCTGGTAGAAGATCGGGAACGCTTCCGAGGTCTTCGACCTGCAGGAATGGCGGCGGGCGGGATCCTTGTACGGCATGTCTTCCTAGCAATAGATGTACAGCAGTGCCTCACCGTATCCCGCACCGGGAAGGGGTGGCAACCCGTTGACCGCCGATGTAGTGTGTTTCCGTATGACCTATGTGATCGGCCTAGACCTGAGCCTCACCTCGACCGGGGTGGCCCACGGGGACACGACCGCGTCCTTCCAACCGAAGACCAAGGGGATGGAACGACTGGACGGGGTGCTCGGGTTCGTCCTCGACGCCGTCGGGGCGGCCCCCGACCCGTTCGTGGTCGTCGAGGGGTACTCGTTCTCGTCCCGGAACTCCCACGCGCACGCCCTCGGCGAACTCGGCGGCGTGGTGAGGCACGAACTGTGGCGACGCTCCGTCCCCTACGTCGACGTTCCGCCGACGTGCCGTGCCAAGTTCGCCACCGGCAAGGGGAACGCCGCCAAGGCCGAGGTCGTGTCGGCCGTCTCGGCACGCACCGGGCTGCTGTGGGCGGGCAAGGGGGCCGAGGACCAGTGCGACGCGTGGGTGCTGCAGGAGATGGGACTCACCCGTCTGGGCAGGCCGCGTCACCAGTGGCCGCGGGCGCACACCGCCGCACTCGAAGCCGTCAAATGGCCGGAGGACATGTGAACACGAGGACCCGCAACACACCCATCTCGCAAGTAGAGATCGAGGACGAGATCATGCGTCTGCTCAACCACCTCGAGGACGAGACGGAGGCGTTCGAGCGACTCTCCGAGGACGCTGCGAAGAAGGAAGCCATCTACAAGGCGGAAGCGGCCAAGGCGTACCTGTCGGCCGAGGGCAGCATCAAGCAGCGCGAGGCATGGGCCGACTACCAGACCGCCGGCATCCACATGGACTGGAAGATCGCCGAGGGACTCATGCGCGCCAAGCGCGAGAAGCTGACGAGCGTCCGGTCGGCCATCGACGCGTTGCGCACCCTGAACGCCAACGTCCGCTCGCAGGTGGCGACGTGGTGACCGACGGCCACTGGCTGGACGTGGTCGACATGCCGTGCGACTGCAGGGTGTGGCCCGTGCCGCTCGCCGTCGCCTTCCAACGCGGGCGGTGCGGCAGGTGCGGGAAGAACCCCACCACCGTCGTCGGCGAACCGTACCGGGTGTGGGTCCCGGACAGCACCCGAGGAGAAGAATGAACAACATCCACCCCTCCCTTGAGAAGCTCGCCGTCGCCGTCAACACGCTCGTCCCGCTCCCCGACAACCCGCGCAACGGCAACGTCGACGCGATCATGCGGTCGTACCAGCGGTTCGGGCAGCTCAAACCGATCGTGGTCAAGGCGAACGGCGACGGCACCTCCACGGTGATGTCCGGCAACCACCAGCTGGAAGCGGCGAAACGCCTCGGCTGGGACCGGCTCGCCGTCACCGAGATGACCGGCAGCGAGGCCGACGCCATAGCGTTCGCCCTCGTCGAGAACAGGTTCGGCGAGCTCGGGTCAATCGACAAGGGCCGCCTCCACGACCACATCGTCGACGTGTACGACGAGATGCCCGAACTGTTCGACTCGGTCGGTTGGGACGACTTCGAGATTGCCTCCATGGGCGTCGACGCCGAGACCGTCGGCAGCGGCCTTGCCGCACCCGGCGCGTCCGGCGGGTACATCCCCCCCGTGCTCACCGACCCGACGCTCGCCCCCACCGTCACCCGACCCGTCACCCTCGACGAACCGTCTCGCTACGAGGCCCCCAAGGGGATCGACCAGAACGCCGCCGTCACCGGTGGCGCTACCGTTACCGGGCAGGCCGGCACCAAGCAGGCCGTGTTCTCCTACAACATCGTGTTCGACGAGGCGTCGCAGATGGGCCGGTGGTGGGACTTCGTGCGCTGGTTGCGCGCCCAGCCCGCCTACGACGGCGACACCATCACGGCGAAGCTGATGTCCTTCATCGACGCCCACTCGGAGGTCTGAGATGACGAAAACCGACCGGCGGGGCGGCGGGTGAGCCGTCAGCGGATGTTCCTCGACATGTCGTGCGTCGACGGGGCACGGCAACGAATCCGGCACATCTACGACACCTTCGACACCGTCGCCGTCCAGTTCTCGGGTGGCAAGGACTCCACCGCCGTCCTCTACCTCGCCAAGGAGGTCCACGAGGAACGCGGCCTCGGCCCCGTCAAGGTGATCTTCCGCGACGAGGAGATGGTGTCGCCCGCTGTCGTCAAGTTCGTGGAGGAGGTCCGTTCCTACGACTGGGTCGACATGGAATGGTACGCGCTCCCCGTCGGGCAGGAGTGCTGGGTGCTCGGACGACGCGAGTACGTGCTGCTGTGGTCGGGTGGCCGACGGGACCGTGGGCGGCTCACCCGGCAGATGCCGCCGTGGGCGATCACCGCCCGCCACTTCGGGCTCTCCGAGTACGAGGCCATCCCCGAGTCCATCGACTACTACACGATGCAGGGCAAGGTCGGTCGCACCTGCTTCCTCACCGGGGTTCGCGCCAACGAGTCGATGGTGCGCTACCGGTCGGTCGTGAACAAGCTGAACGAGAACTACATCACCAAGCCGTTCAAGATGCCGAAGTCGATCCCGTTGATGTTCGGCAAACCGATCTACGACTGGCTCGAGGCGGACGTGGCGAAGTTCCTCCACGAGGAACACGGTGCGTCGTGGTGCGAGTACTACGACCTCGCGTCGATGGTCGGTGGCGTGCAACGCGTCGGCATCCCCCTCCACTCGGTCAGCATCCGCCGGCTGCGCGACTACATCGCCGCCGAACCCGAGTGGTACCAACCCCTGTACGAGGCGTTCCCGCAGATCGACGCCCAGTACCGGCTGTGGCCCGAGTTCGACATCGACACGCTGATCGACGACTACGCCGCCGACGGGTGGGACGGTGTCCGCAACTGCATCGCCGACAACATGCTCACCCCGGGGATGAAGAAGGCGGCCATGGGTTTCGCGGCCGAGTTCCGCAAGAAACACCTCAACGACCCGCTCTCCTACCCGATCGGGTGGCTCGTCAGGTCGCTGATGCTGAACGAGTTCCACAACACGAGCCCACGTCCGGTCGGGCCGAAGACGAAGGACTGGAAACGCAAGCAGGCCGCACAGGCGGAGATGGACGGATGAGGGACAAGATCATGAACACGACCGCCCGCAAGGTGGGCGAGCTCACCCCGGCGCCATGGGCGACCAGTTTCGTGCTGCGCCCCGACGAACGGCTCCTGACCGACTCGCTGTTGGGGCACGGCTGGCTCTGCCCCCTCGTCGTCAACCGGGACGGGCTCGTCATCGACGGCAACCAACGGTACCGGCTGCTGGTCACCGAACCGAGGGTCGCGTCGGCCCTCGGGGACAAGGTGCCGGTGAACGTCGTCGACTGCGACGAGGTCGACGCCATGGTGATGCACATGAGGCTGAACCGTGGCAGGGGGATGGTCGTCGCGAAACGCGTGTCGGGCCTGCTCAACGAGGTGCTCGCGTCGGGCAAGTACGACCCCAACGGTCTGCGCCGGGCGTTGTGCATGACGTCCGAGGAGTTCGACGTCCTCCGCGATGCCCGCTACGTCAAGATGAAGGCGGTCGGCCAGCACCAGTACTCGAGGGCGTGGGTGCCGATCGAGGCCCCGAAACCGGGCGAGGTCACCTCAGCCATGTCATACGAGTACCCGATCAACCCGGACAACTAGGTCACACTCGTTCAGCACGGGAACCACCGGGTGCGGTAACTTCGCGGTCACATCATCGCAGGAGGAAACATGGCCCCCACCCGGAGCGGCGCAGACAGCGAACTCGAACCGCTGAGGGACGTGCCCGGCGTCATCCTCGACGCCGCCGGCAACCCCATCGGATCAGCCGACGAACTCCCCGACGTCGAGCCGGTCCGTCCGTCACGTCCGTCCCGTCCGTCGCGGCGACCGGGGGCACTGTCCCGGTTCCTCCGTGGTCTGGGCGGCAGGTTGCTCGGCGGCAACTGAGGTGATCGTCTCGGTCGCCGAACTCGCCGACTACATGGACCGGACCCTGACCAACCGTCAGGAGGACAACGCCGCGCTCGTCATCGCCGGCGTGCAGGCCGAGGTCGAGGCGGAACTGAACCGTCCGGTCGAGGTGCGCCAGTTCAACGAGGACTACTACGTGGACGACACGTACACCCCGATCTGGGCGAGTTCCTACTTCTACGACCGGACCCTCGACCGTGCCGACAGCATGGCCCGGTTCGTGATGCCCCCGTTCATGCTGTCGTTCCGCAACGCCCCCGTGGTGAGCGTCGACTCGGTGGTCATCTTCCCGGTCGGGGACGCGACGGGCCACACCCTCGTCGACGGCACCCACTACGCGGTCCGCAGGTGGGGGCTGGACATCTGGGCGTGCGGGCGCAACGACCGCCTCAACGTGACCTACACCGCCGGGCTCGCGGACAACGCCATCGTGAAACTGGTCGTCCTGCGCGCCGCCGCACGGGAGATGCAGAACATGACCGACGACGTGCTCGGCCTCAAGGACTTCCAGAACCGTGCGGCCACCGTCGCCGAGATCGGGCTCACCGACGCCGACCGCAAGACGCTCCGTCGGTTCAAGCGGAAGAAGCCGTGAGCCGCGTCAACTACAGCGTCGACGCCAGCGAGGCGATAGCCCTCGTCGACGAGATCAAGACGGCGATGAAGTCCTACGTCGGTCCGCTGACCGAGGCCGGCGAGTTCCTCGAGGCCGAGTTCGCCGTCAACTTCGCGTCGGACGGTTCACAGGTCGGCGGCTGGGCCCCGCTGTCCCCCTACACCACGAACTGGCGTGTCAAGCACGGCTACGGCCCGGCCCCCACGCTCGTCAACGACGGCGACCTCGCCGCCGCCGTGTTCTCCCTCAAGCACCGGGTCGGCAACAAGGGTGCGTCGTTCGCCGTCGACAACGAGGTCGCCGGGTTCCACCAGTTCGGCACACGGCACATGCCGGCCCGACGCATCGTGTTCGAGCCCCCCGGGTTCGCCGAACTCATGGCGCGCCGCGTGGCCGGCCACATCGTCCCCAACGGTGCCACGAACGGCCTCACAAGGTTGTTCACATGATGTCCGGACCGTGGTCGGCGAAACAGTACGTGACGTCCTATCTGCAGTGGGACATGCCGCGCCGCATCGGCAGCTACCGCAACCTGTGGCAGCTCGACGACCGCCGGCTCCCGTTGCCGACGGCCTACTACCCGTACGAACCACCGGCGATCGACGTGTGGCCGATGCTCATCACCGTCCAGTTGTCGACGCAACGGGTGAGCAGGATCGACTACACCGACGGGTTGAACCCGGTCTACCGGTGCACTTACGGGATGCGCACCTACCTGTGGGTCCGGCAGGACTCCGCCGAGATGGTCACCGAGACGAGGGACCGGCTCACCACTGTGCTGCGGGCCTCGCTGCTGGACCGGCCGTGCCTCGTCGCCGGTGACCTCCACGCCGGCCACGACTTGCTGCTGGACGAGACGACGGTGCGCGAGGAGTTCTCCGACATCACCTACGTGAAGGGTGACCGGGCGGTAGCCGGGGCGTACCTGTCGTACGAGTTGTCGCTGAACGAGGCGATCGTGCGCGAGGACATCGCCACCGGGACCGTCGCCGACCCGTTGTCGCTGACCTCCACCTACTTCCCCCTCCCACGGCAGTGACCTGCTTTCCGTGGGAGTGTTGGGTGTCGGTGTAGTGTGCCGTCCGATGTCAAAGGTGACCGTCTTCAACACGACAGACCAGCCCGTCAAGGTGACCGAGAGGGGCGAACTCGTCCCCGGTTACGGCCGGATGGACGTGGACGACACCGACCCGGTGCTCGTCAAGATGCTGCTCGTCGGCGAGGTCATCCTCGTCGACGACGACGGTGCCGCACCGGTCGCCACCACCGAGCCGATCGGTGCCCCCGAACCGTCCGTCGACGGTGACGGCGGCGACCCGACCAACGATCCCAAGAAGAAGTCCAGCAAGGCGAAGGAGAACTGATGCCCGGCGTCGTCGTCAGCACAGGTGTTCGTTCCGGTCTCTCGGGGACCACGACGAACCCCGCAAGCACCCTGTTCATGGCAGGCGAAGCGGAACGCGGTCCCACCGCCGCCGCCCAGCTCTGCACGTCGATGACCGACTTCCAGAGGTACTTCGGTGACTTCGCGTCGACCGGTGTCCTCTACCAGCAGGCCCAGACGTACTTCGAGGAGGGCGGCACCCGCGCCTACTTCACCCGTGTCCTCGGCACCGGTGCCACCTCCGGCACGCTCGCCATCAACGGCCGCACCACCGGCGTGGCCTTGACCGTCACCCCGGCGAACGCCGGTGCGTGGTCCTCGAACGTGTCGCTCACGTTCGCCGACGGCGTGAACACGTCGAACGTGCGCCTCACCGTCACCCTCAAGGGTGTCACCCAGTACGTGTCGGGCGACCTGACCTCGAACGCCGAGGTCGTGAGCGCGATCAACGCCAACGTGCCGCACCTCATCACCGCCGTCGTCGGTGGCGGTACGGGCCTCCCGGCAGCGGGTGCCGGCACCACGGTCTCCGTGTCGGCAGGCACCGAGGGTGCTGCCGTCACCGACGCACAGGCGGTCACCGCCCTCGCCAACTTCGGCATCGAACTCGGTGTCGGCTGCGTCGCCCTCCCCAGCCGTGCCTCGTCCACCGTGTACGACGGCATCCGCACCCACTGCGTCGCCAACCGTCGCGTCGGCCTGTGCGCCTTCGGTTCGGCCGACAGCAACACCACGGTGCAGTCCACCGTGGCCGGTTTCAGCCAAGCGACCGACGG